AGGTCGTTCACCGTCTGCTTTTTCTCACGCAGGATATCTGGATCAAAGCACTCCATCAGATCCTTGATCGCGTCCCGCAGCTCGTCCTCTCCCATGAAATCAATCGACTCAATCACGGACCGCTGATTGCGCTTGCCGTTCCAAACCTTAATCGACTTACCCTTGCAACCCATGAGAAAAGGCTCATACATGGATTGATACTTCGAGCCGCCCAGGACGATCTGATTCTTCACCCAAATAAGCTCCTGCTTGTAGGTCAAGCCGCCCTCCGACAAAGCGGTGATGAAAACGCCCTCGCCGAGTTCCTTGTAAAACACATAAATCGATGCGCCGTCCTTCATCACGCAATAGTAATTCCGATAAACAGCCGTCAAAAACTCTCTGAAATCCTCCGAGGACATCTTGTCGTTCATGATCCGTTTCGACTTCCGATCCCTTGTGTTACCCGCACCTTCGTAGGCCATGTTGTACGGTGGATCCGTAACTACCAAATCCACCCCCCCTAGTACATCAAGGAGTTTCTGCACGTCACCCAGGGCCGTGGAGTCTCCGCACATCACGCGGTGGTCGCCGAGCTGATAAATGTCCCCGCGTTTCGACTTCGGCTCCTCGGGCAGGACAACCTCATAATTGTCCTCGACAACTTCCTTGGGATCCTCGGACATATCAAAACCAAACAACTCCATGTCGATGTCAATGTCGCCCAACTCAATGCCGAGCAACTCCGCGTCCCACTCGGACTCGTTGGTCTTGTTATCAGCGAGTCTGAGCGCCTTAATCTGATCCTCGGTCAGATCGTCGGCACGGACCACAGGAACCTCGGTCATTTTCAGCTTCTTTGCAGCCAGGAGTCTTCCGTGGCCAATGACCAAAACATTGTTCTTGTCAACCACGAGCGGCTGTTGAAACCCGAACTCCTTGATGCTGTTCGCAATATGCTCGACCTGGCGAGCCGGGTGCTTTTTTGCGTTTTGCTTATAAGGAACGATGTCCTTAACGCTCATCTGTTTAATTTCCATCTGCGTCCTCTCCGAGTATAAATGGATATACTCTATTTAATCGTATCACACTTTTTCTGAAAACACAATATATTGTGGTGTAATTTTCTGTCAAACACAATATGTAGTGGTTTAGGGCTTGCCGTCGAACTCGGGATCGTCCAAAACGAGATTGTCCCCGCCGTCCCACCGAAACCGGCAGATGTTCTTCCCGCAGGTGATCCCCTCGGACCGCGCAAGGTTCCTGGCGCCCTTGGCGTTGTTAAGCGAATCGAACAACCACAGCATGCCCATCTCGCCCGCCGGATGCACCGCGACAAGGCCGTCCTGCTTCGCCATGAACTCGGCAGCCCGCCGCGATCTTTTCAAAAAGGGATTCACCATGCCGGTCGCCACGCTGTAAAGATATTTTTCAGATGCCATCGTCCTCGTCCTCCTCAATTCCCATGTTTGCCGTCATGCCGTGAATGCGGTCCATGAACTCGGGAAAACCGTCCACGAGCGGGATCAGCTCTTCCAAGGTGTTCGGCGTCCGCGATCCCGTGTGGATCTTCGCCGAGCCGTCCGCAGATTGAATGATCATGCTCGACCTGCCGTACAGGACACCCTTGCATCCATTCGGCGAGGTGTACTCAATCCTGGCCTGTTTTGCCATCGTCCGTCACCTCCCCCTCGCGCTCCTCGCATGTCTTTTTGTATTCGCAAACCAAGTAATGACGCTCGGCCTCGGCGCGGCTGATCCTGTGCTTGGTCATGTACTTCCGCAGGTATTCTTCATAATCCTTTTCATTCATTCTCGATCAATCCTCCTTCGCTGTCATCGTCTTCCCAATCATCAGCAGGATCCTCGTCCTGGTCCTTACGACCCTCGCGGTTCGCCAAGAACCTGTACTCATCGTCGGAAATTGCTCCGCACCGCCAATCGCTCCATGCGCTCATTCTCTCACCTCCTTATCACACTTCAACGGATCGCCGTCCTGCCTGCCGCCAAAATAGCAATCCTCGCAGCCCCTGTAGAAATGACACTCGCGGCAATTATTCACGACAGGATAATCCCTCTCGATGTACTCCTCGCGATTTGCTTTCGGGCAGGTGCCGTCGATGCAGGCCACGCCGCAATAATCTCTGCAACGCCTCATTCGCCCGCCTCCTTCCACGGCTCCGGCAACGGCATCCAGGCAATCACATCATCGTCGTAATTCTCGAAATAACAGCCCTCGACATCCCGACAGAATGTGTCAATACCAACGCCACCCAAATCTGTCGTGACGATCACTTCCTGTCCGTCCTCGGGCATCGGACAGTCAAACGCACATTCCGCGTTGATCAACAAGCCATCGCGCTCCTCGTCCGTCAACGGTCTCGTCTTGACCGGCGTCCACGCAGGCTTGCGCTCTGCCGTGACGGATGGCTCCGTCTTTAACATCTCCAAAATGGCACAAACAGCACCTTTGTAATCTTCCGACAATTCATCCCAAACTATCCCTCCGGCTGTCCTTAGGCGCTCGTCAAAATGCTTTCTGCTGATCAAATCGTCCATCATTCCACCTCCATCTTCGCGCCGCAATTCGGGCAGAAATTTGCATTACCTCTGCCTGCATTTACTCCATCAAAATTAAGAATATTTCCGCATACAGAACACTTGAAACTATTATAGGAAAATAGCCCACGCACCTTCGTACTGATCCACTTCCCCGTCTTTTTTACCGTGGCGGATGGTAAATTCTCAAGCATCGCTTTTGCTAAAGCCTTATCCCACTCCACTCCCCATGCACCTTTGTCAAGCGCATCAATCGCCGCCTGTCTGCTGATCATGTCCTCCTGTGTCATTCATTATCCTCGCTTTCCATTTTTGCTCCGCAATTAGGGCAATACGCATAAACCTCATTCGGCGCAATGTTCGCCGTCCAAGTGCTTGCGACAAAACCGCAGGCGTTGCACTCATAATCCTCGTGCGGGGAATCGTCGATGGGAACCCATGCAGCGGTCACAACCTCGGTCATCGGGCAATTATTATGCCTGTGAAATTTATTCAGCGAAAAAACATCTGAATGCAATATGCGACACCTGTAATCATCGCCGACAAGAGGACAGCAAAAACACCCCGCCGGAATCTCCATGCCATTAATCAGAACGCTCATTCCGCGTCACCTCCTGCAACTTTTTTTCGATCAAATCAATGCACTCAAAGTACGCGTCGCGGCGCCAAGGTCCGTCTTTGGAATATGTCTTTTTTTTCAAAACATCAAGAATATCATCCCAGGCCTTAAGGCTTCGGATCGCCATGTTATGTGCCTTGATGATCTCCGGCAGGCCCTCGTCCTTTATTTCCGCATCCTCCATACCCTTGCTGAAAAGCATCAAAATTATTTGCGCATCCTGGATCGTCATTCTTTATACCTCCCTCTGCTATTTTTCGCTCCGACAACAATGGCCATGATGATCACGCCAAAGATGCCGCCGAGCATAAACCCAACACAAAATGCTATAAATACACCCATCATTCGTCCTCCTCGTACTCTGCGCGGAAATCCCGCCACAGCCAATCGTCACAAATTTGCCCGTCCTCGTCCTCGCCTATAAAGCAAGCATTGTCAAGGTCACTCCACGCCAAAAACTTCAGCCGAACAAACGCCCCACACCATGAATGACCGACCAAAGCGTCGCCACGCTTCCAATCCGGCGCAAAGCCGCGTTCGCGGTCAGCCTCGCGCACCGTCATTGTTCTGCTTTCGTCCACTACGGGTCTCAACATTTTTATCACCTCCCATGTCATGCAAAATCACAACCCAAAACACGTACAGCCCCACGGCGCCCGCAAAGAAAATAGCGATCAAAATGCAGAGCGCCAACCAAACCCCAATCATGGCTCCAGGCCAAGGATCGTCATGCCCCTGGCCTGCGCATATTCGAACTCGCGCTTCGCGCCATTGGAATCCCGCCACCCTGGCATCATGTAAATCGCGTCGCACATATCCAACATACAAAAACACATCTTCATGTACTCCTCGTACGAGGTGTCCTCCGCAGGGAGCATCGAATTGACCTTTGCAGGATTGACGACAGGAATGTCGCCGTACTTCTGATACAAATGATGCTCGGCCTTGGCAAACCGAAACATGTAATCCTTGGTGCCGGTGATCTTGCCGGAAATATATACTTTCATGCCTGTACTCCTTTCTTCAACCAATACCGCCTGCGCTGATCCGCCCGCAGGCGCTCCGCGTTCGCGTCATAATATCGGCAGGAATAATCCCGCACCCTGCGCAAGCGCTCCTCATCCGACAGCCGGATGGTGGTCTGATCAACGATGACCGCCTTGAGCTTCCGCCACCGCGACCAATGACCATAGCAAACGCACCTGTTGACCGCCTGCGCCGTCATGCCGAGAAAATCCCCCACTGCCCTGGCGCCGATCAAATCGCAGGCGACCGGCAACTCCAAATCATCGTTCGTAACAATATTGTAAATATTTACTTTTGGCATCCTAATCCTCCTCGGGAAATCTGATCTTGGTCACGGCAATCGGGAACTCCTCAATCTCGCTCGCCCAAACAGGCTTGCAGCCTGCGCGACTAAACGCGAGCGGGAACCCGCCGATGCCGTCAAACAGGCTCGCCATCGTTGGCCTGTACGCTCCTAGGCACCCGAGCATCCGAACCGCCATCCACTCCCAAAATGGTAGCGCGATGCTGTTGCCGAGAGCTTTATACCTGGGAGTGTCGGCCTCCTTATGGCGCTTGCCATTGGAATCCACCCACTCGCCAATGTCCGTCCAGCCATCGGGAAATCCCTGCAGGCGCTCCTCTTCCGTCGGCGTCAATCTTCTGACAACCGAATTGCATACGGCACCTGGACCCTTGGCCGTCATGGATCCAATCAGCTCCTCGTCAACCGAAAAATTATACTGAGTGTTGACGCCCTGGTTGAACGACGCCCTGTCAAGGCCGTACGCCACGTCCAAAACCGCGTTGAAATTTTCCTTGTCCGGCATCCGCTGACCGCCGCCTGCATTGTTCTGCGTCAGCGTCGGCGCCACCTGCTCGCCGTCCCAATTGCACGGCTCAAACAATAATGCCGAATAATCCGTAACACGATTGTTGTGGTCACCCGTGATGGTCGGAACGGTCTGTCCATCGCCGTTGCCGCGAGCGTCATAGCAAACAGCCTGGTTATTAAAAGTAGACAGCGCACCTGTATGCTCGTCCTGTATTAAAATTCCCTTGCCCCCCCCTGGTTTTCCTGCTCGTTCTTGAAAGCTGATAGCCCGACTTGATACTTCAGCGCTTGGTCGAGCGCCTCCGGCAAAATCTTTTTTCTCTGTGCTGCTCTCCGCAGAATCCCCGAGCAGGCCCTTGCGCTCAAACAGTATTTCGGGAGCGGCGCTTCCTCCAAAATCCGCGACAAGCGCGATCCTCTTGCGGCGCTGGGGAACTCCCCAAAACTGCGCATCGTGTACGCGCCAAGCAATGGACCACCCATCTCCCATGATGCATCCTGCCGGTTTCCACCCCCCCCCTACTGATTTGAGGTTTAGGAATAACGGCGCCTGGGTCTGCAATCCTCGCAGTTTCCTCGAGGACGGCTCTGAAATCTTCTCCGCCATTTGAGCTGAATGCTCCTGGCACGTTTTCCCACACCATGAATCGAGGTCGAACAGGCTCATCTGCCCCTCGCATTCGTATTTGTCTCCTACACTCATCACGCATCTCCTTTATCAGCCTAATCTGCTCCATGAACAGCCCGCTCCGCTCGCCCTGCAGGCCTGCGCGGCGCCCCGCCACCGATAGGTCCTGGCAAGGACTCCCGCCGCAAACAATATCCACGACCGGCACCTCGGATCCATTCAGCTTAGTTATGTCGCCCAAATGTTTCATTCGATCAATCTCCTATCGTGTACTCGATGAAAAACTCCCCGCCGCGCTCCACGGCACGGATGCCATGCACGCCCTTGCAGCGCCACGACGCCGGACATTCCGCCAACATGGAACCCCTTGCGCTTCTCGGCGGCATCTGCACGAGCTTCGTGTACCGCGCCTCACTGATTTTTTTTCTCTGCACGATCATACTCATTCTTCTCCATATCCTCCTTAAAAATAGCAATGGCCATCAATATAGCCCGCGCAAATTTGTCAAAAGCCTTTCCGTGAGCTTTATACTTCTGTCCGATCTCTTCCTGCTCACGAATAAAATGCTCCCACAAGTAATCATTCAAAGGAATATACAAATACCGCATCTGCAGGTCCCGCAGATCTTTATTGAACTCTTCCAAAATAGATTTATAATCCATTCAACCCTCCTTTTTGTATCGCTCCGTGTCGCTATGTCACGAAACAAGCGTGACAGCCAGGACCCTTATAAAATAAGGCTTCACGGCATCTAAAAATGGCTTGTATCGCTGTATCGCTAATTTTAGACCCCTCATACGCGTGAGGAAAAAAAGTCCATATATCCACTTTTTTATTTTTTTATATATAGGCCTATGTTTTTGGCGATACAAGCGATACACGATACATTACACCTGTTACATAACAACTGTTACTTATGAAAAAGGCAGGTCCTTGATCAGCTCCTGGTCCACGATCATAAAGCCATTCTCGTCCACATCCTCACTCGGCATCCGCAGGAACACGCAACGCGGATTGCCGAAATCAAACCTGCAACTTTTTGTCGGAGATCCCTCCTTGTCGCCCTGGATGAGGTTCTTCTTCTGCGCCCACTGCAGGAACATCTTGCGTGAGAAATTCCCGCGCTCGGCGATCTTATTAAAAGCATTTGAGATGATGATCGCGTAGCCGTCTGCGATCTTCCCCCAACACTCGCCGCGATACACGCCATTGTCGTCGGGAACAAACTTGTTGACGTTCATGGCAATGTCCGACATGATGAACTCGTACGCACGCTCGTTTTCGCTGACATCGCCCTTATTCTTCAATGCAGCAACGCACTTATCGAGGTCGAGATAGATGCCGTCGCAGAAAATCTCGTCGGTGGCGATCTTATCCGCGGTCAGCAGGACCGACAATGGGATCACCTGCTTCTCCTCTTTTTCCTCACCGCGCTCGGCGGCCTTTTCGTTGATCTGCCGCAGGAAATCCTCCTGCATGGCCTTGATGACCGAGAGGTCCATGCCCTGGATGATCCGAACGAACGCTTCTCCGGCGTGCCCGTAATTCCTGTTGAGAATGGACACGACCCTGTTGCCGTTCGCGAAAATGGATCCATCGTCCATCTCGAAATCCAAAATCCTGTTGATGGCGCCGCCGCGCATGGTGTCGGTCGCCAAGGGCCGCTCGATGTTGGTCAGACAAATGTTCTGCCAAGAGGTCGGAGCGTTCATGCCAAGCCCGATGTTGGACCGATCCTTGCCCTTGCCGCCGCAGAGCATGTAGATGAGATCCGTAAAAGCCTCGGGATATTTTTCCTTGATCTTCGACAGGTCGTCAATCATGATGGGCAAATTATTGAGTACATTGTTGCGCACCTCAATCGCCACCTGCGTGCTGTTGGGATCCGTGATGTAGCGGTTCTCGCCTGGATTCGCCCAAATGCTCGTCGCGACCATGATCGCCACCGTCTTGCCCTTGCCCGTCTCGCCGTAAAGGTTTAGGATGAACGGCAGAACGTTGAGCGGCTTCAGCAGGATCGATGCAAAAGAGCCAGCCATGTAGAGCCGCGGCTCAAACCTGCCTTTTTTTCTGATCTCGAGGATCAGCTTCATCCACTCCTGGTAGCTCCCGCAGGGCTCAAGCGCCTCGTACAGATCCTTAAAACGATCTTTCGCGTCGAACTCGATTCCCTGGTCGAACGGCATGAACTTCTCCTCAATCCACCCGAACTTCGATGTGGACACGCCCCTGTCGATGACGGACATGTTGAGGTTCTCGAGGTCTGACAGATATCTCACCAAAAGCTTCGCGCTCTCCGAAGTGACCGACACGCCCTTGTCCGCCAACGCCACAATCTTGCTCGCGGATGCAATCGTCCCCTTGGGAACCGTGATCTCCCGCCACTTAAGGCCCTTGCAAAACGCGAGCCTCACAAGCTCCATGCCCGTCTCGTTGTTGGTCAGCGTCTTGGTGATCAAAATCGGATGATAGCAGGCGATGTGCCTGCCAAGCATGTCGTACCCGACCACCCCGCTCTGATCTGCCACCCAAGCACCGCAGGCAAGCTCGTGACCGTCATCGAAATAATCGAACTCGGTAAAGTGATCCTCCGGCGGCGCCTGGGCCGACATAGCCATGCGCTTGTCCTTGGCGATCTGCCGCTCCATTTTTTTATATGCGTTGACGATCATGTCGAACTTCCCTGCACACCGCAGAGCCATCGCCCTGTCCCGCAGCGCTATCAACAGCTTCGTCCGCAGGACCTCGTTCGTCTCATCGAAAACCTCATCCAAAACCTCATCCGACAGTAATTTTTTTTCGTTGTCAATTTTTGACACTTGCTCAACTGTCATGGTTTTTCCTCAATTCGTCGTTAATCTCTTCCAATTCCAAGTAGTCCCGCTCAAAACCATTGACCGCCCGACACCACGTGTCCGAAAACACTTCCATGTGATCTCGGAGCAACCTGTTCTGATGCAGGCTCCGCAGGACATCCTTTTTTCTTGCCAAGAGCCTGGACTCGCGCCTCTGACGGCTCTCTTTTTCTTTTTGCAGTTTGTACCGAAACCGCTCGCGCTCCTGGTCCGACTTCTCCTCGTAGACGCCGCCGAGCTTAATGAAAGCCTCTTTGAAAGAACATTTTTCCATCTGCTGAACAAAAGAGAAAATGTCGCCGTTTGCACCGCAGGCAAAGCAATGAAAATCCCGCGCATAGATCTTGCACGATGCCGTCTTCTCGGTGTGGAACGGACAGCAAATGAAACCCGCCCTGTTCTTGCGATATCCGTACATATTCAAGATGTCCTGCATGGAATACTGCCTTTTAATCTCGTCAACCGTCATTTGTCAAAATCTCCACTATCCTGCGCCCCGTTTCATTCTTCGAACAAAACTGAAACTCGACGCCATACTTCGCCTGGATCGTCGTCAGAATGTTGTAAAGCGTGCGGCCGGTCGTTGCCTTGGTCTCATATTCCACCCAAACGCCGCCGACCCGCTTGCGCTTATGCCGTCTCGGATTTTCCCAAAAGATGACATCCTCAAGGCAGGTGATGCTCGCGCCATGCTCCACCAAGAAAACAATCTTGATGCCCGCCTCCTGCGCCCGAACCATCTCCCTGCGGAACCGCTCGTGGTCCTGGGTGACGTTCGAACACAACTCGAGCAGGTTCTGCTTGCGGTCGACAACCAAACGCGGATTGTCGTAATTCATGTAATCGCCCACCCACAACTTCGAGATGGGATGAATTATCCCGCGCCTGTTAAATTCGTCCACGATCTGCTGAATGGCCCGCGCTTTTTCCCTGCTGTCAATTTGGATGATCATCTGCCAGCCTCCTAGTTAAAAGGCAACTCGTCTGCACCGATCTCGTCGGGGATGTTCATGAACCCGCCGTCAGCGCCCGCCTGGGTACCGCCGGACGCCGCCTGCCCGCCCTGGGCCGCGTTCTTGCTCTCCACGAACTCCACGTTCTCGGCAACCACCTCCGTGGTGTAAACCGTCTTGCCGTCCTTGTCGTTGTATTGACCCGTTTGGATTCTGCCCTGCAGGCCGATCTTGCTGCCTTTATGAAAATACTTTTCGACGAACTCCGCCGTCTTCCCAAAAGACTTACAAGTGACAAAATCAGCCGTCGGACCGCCCTCCGACTTGATCCTCCTGTCCACGGCGATGCGGAACCTGCTGACCGTCGACCCGCCGTCGGTGTATTTGATCTCGGGATCCGCAACAAGGCGTCCCACCAAAGAAACTACGTTCATTTTTTCTCCTCCTGCATTTTTTTAATGCCATCCATGTGGCTCATCATGTTGGAATACTGATTTCGCGTCGCGGCCTCTAGTCCAGCGATCTTGTATAGCTCGCAAACGAACGCCTCGTCAATTCCGTTTTGTTGGAACATCCCGCGCAACAGCTCGACCGACTTCGCGTCAATGATCGCCGTCTTCTGATCTTCGGCGCCTGGAGCCTGCTCGGGAGCGGGTGCCTGCTTCGCGTTGTCCCGTTTGGTCTGTTTGCCCTTAGGAGCCAAATCATGACTTTCCGCATCGGGATCCTGCATCTCCTCTGTTGGAATACAAAAAATCTGAAACAACGCATATTTGAAAGCAATCGACATTGCTTTGTTGGTGGCCTTGTCACCGCTATCCATTCCCTCGCCGATGACCACCGCCGTCACCGAAGAACCGTCCTCCGCATAGAACGTGAACTTGATCTTGCAGATGGAATAAATTAAAGGATTACCTTTGCCCGATACACGATCTTCCCTGGTCTGCTCCAACACCTCCGGCACCACAAAAATCTTGTTCTTTTCAAGAACCGGGTGTAGAGAATTCATAACATCGTCTATTCCACGAAATTTGAACTTCTGCTGTTCGTTCCATTTTGTTTTACCGATGGCTCCAACATCCGCCATCGCCTTGCTGATTGATTCGTAAATGTTCATTCAAAGCCCTCCTACTTGATTGACAGGTGCGCACCGCGCTCACCGTAGTGTGCCCAAGCGCACGCATCATTCTCATCCAAACCGTCCAAGAATTTGCGGATCGCGTCGTTGTCCGTCTGCGGAACCATGCGAACAAACTCCGCAGGAACCTCGCCGTCAATCACGAGTGGCTTCAGACCGCCATTCTTGGAGATCTTGAGCTTGAACAGGCCCGCGTCCATCTTCTCCTGGCCCGTCAGCTCCATCGCACGCTGCACCGCCTGCTTCATGCGCTTCGCGTTGTTTTCCGCGATGGCACGCTTCTGACTAAAGCGCTCCGCCTCTTTTTTGTAAGCCTCCGCGTCGGCTTCGAACTGCCGAATCACAAAACAATATTGCTCGGCCTTGTCGGAGATCTCGCCCATAAGGCCCTCCAAGGTGTCCTGGATCGCCTGTGCGTCTACTTCGGGATCACTCATCCAATCCATGAGTTCAATCATTTCATTTGTTAAGCTGTATAAACTTGCCATGCCACACCATTCCTTTCCATTTCCTCATAAACACGCTGTCTGCGCCGGTCCGTCACCGCGGGAATCATCCGCACCTCGGGTTCCGCGCTCCGACAATCATCACACAACCCCTGCCGCAGGTCGGCAGGATCACAATTCGCGCCACAGCATCTGCAGGTGATCATTCCGTCTCCTTTCTGTCCAAAGCAAAAAACTTGAAACCGCGATATCTGAATGAGTAGCACACAAACTCATCACCGTGATCTTCTTCCTTGACCTCGCCCCCCACAAGAGCCGCCATGTTCTCGATTCCTTCCCTGTCAGATTCCGCGCCAAAATCCAAGTGGAACTCCATGTCCGAGTGAAATCCAATAAATGTTGCATATTCGTCTCCGCAACCGTTGGACAGCGTGCGAATCATCCGCATCCGATACCATTCATCAATCAATGCATCCATCCACTTTGTTACCAATTCATCTCTCATCAAATCACCTCCTGGTCGTCGTCCGTCAGATCTATGACGTCCAACTTGAACCTGTCCGCCCTGCGCTTCTGCATCCGTCTGCGGCGGCGCCTGTCGATAATCCACTCGTCCAACGACTCGAGCGTGATCCAAATCAGCGCCACAAACCCCAGGCCGACCCAAATCCTGTCATGGCCCGAGAACTCCCAAAAGGACATCCCCGTGACGATCTGCATTGCAAGAACGGCAATAATCAAATTTTTCATTTCTTACCTCCCAAAACTCATTCGCTTGCGAAACTTCTCAAGCTCGTACGTGTCAAACATGATCGGACAGTTCGGTGCCTGCCCCGTCTTCCAAGCAATCCCCTTGGTGGTGCGAAACACCATCAGCAGCCACGACTCCGTGAACCCGATCTTTTCTAATTCAGTTTTTTTCATGACTGGCTTCGGATATTCCAAAACGCACCTCCCTGTTGCAGGAAATCAAAATCCGTGTTATCATGGAATTGACACAAATCCGTTTGTGATCAAAACCCTGGCTCCGACCGGCGCTCCCTCGCCTGTTGGAGCTTTTTAATCATCCGCCGTCAGCTCCTCGACGGAAACCCCGAGCCTCTTCGCAACCCGAACCACCTTGTCGTACGACGGCTTCGTCTCGTCCCAATGATAGACGCTCCCGTTGGACAGGCCGCACTCGTTCTCCAATTGCATGATGGTCAAGTTATTTTTTTGAGCTAACTCTTTGATCCTGGCGAGCATTCAAATCCCTCCTTTCCCCCAAAAAGTAAGGTCTGAATATTCCACTAAATTCTCTTGCATTTATTCTGAAAATTTGCTATAATTTATGTCACCACACAAAAAATTATGCATCAGAACGGCATTCGATATTTTGCGATTTATTCAGACCTCCTAAGCTCCATTATACGCGGAATATTCAGAATGTCAAGGTGAAAATTGCGATTTTTTCAGATATTGAAAAGAGAGGAAAAGAGCATTGACAATCAAGGAACGTGTACAGATCTTGCTAAAAGAAAAAGGGATCTCCGCGATGCAGATGGAGAATGACCTGGGCTTCGCCAAGGGCTACATAAGCAAGCTCGACAAGGCATCACCCACGGCAGACAAGTTATTGAAAATGGCTGATTACCTAGACGTCCCGACCGACGCCCTGCTGAAAGACGATGCGTCTCGCGGCAAAAGATACTCCGTCGCAATGACGCACGCGGATGCGATCTTGAAAGAAAAGAAAATGATACAGGAAAACCTCCTGGAACTCGACAAGATCCTCAAGGCCCTGCAGGATGAAAACATCGCCACGAAAGAAGAATTGGAATTCATTCGGATGTACAATTCTGCTCCCGAGGACATACAGGTTCGGGTGCGCAATGAGCTAAAAGCTTCTCAGCAGATCTCCTAGCGATCTCCGTAGCACCCTCGAACAAAACAAGCAACTCCAAAATCTCCCGCGTCTCCATGACGGCACCTCCTTCCGCTGATCAAATTGTACGACTTGCAGCAGGCAAGGAAAAGTTCCATTTGCGGGAACCCCGTTCCATTTTTGAAACAGGAGAAAACCACATGACAAACACAAAAGACATCATTCTGAAACTGAAAGAGGTCCGCGAGGAAAAGAAGTTGTCCTTTCAAGACATCATGCGCTTGATGGAGCAGAACGGCGCCTACACTTCGAAATCCACCCTCTCGCGGGTGTTCTCCGACGGATCCGAGGACCTGCACTTCAAGTACGAAGAAACAATCCGGCCCATCGCCAATGCGCTCCTGGACATGGAAACAATCGAAGAAGATGACCCCGCTGACATCCAAGCGATGAAATCTCTTCTTAAATACAAAATAGACAGGATCACGGAACTCGAGCGGCAGGTGGCCAGGCTCGAAGCAGAGCGCGACAAGGAACAAATAAAGCACCACGAAAAGCTCGACCGCGAGCGCGAGCGATCCAATCGGAGCATCGACTTCCTCAAGCACCAAATCGAATTGAAAGACGAAAGAATTGACAAGCTGATGGAATCAGCCATCCGAAAAGAAGAACAAACCAACAAGATCCTTGAACAGCTCTTGACCAAGTGTAACAATTGTGAGTTTCACAAAACGAACAAATAAAAAACAGGAGGAAAAAACTATGGTATGCCCGAAGTGTCAAAGCGAAAACGTAACAACTCAAATCGTGCAAGACATCAAAATCAAAAACAAGCATCATGGAATTATTTGGTGGCTCTGCATCGGATGGTGGTGGGTGCCGATCAAGTGGTTCGTGTTCACGATCCCCGCCCTCCTCGGCGCGATCTTTGGTAAGAAAAAACAAAAGGTCGTTACAAAGAACAGGACCGTCTGCGTCTGCCAAAACTGCGGAAATTCATGGAACATTTAAAAAATAGGCTCCCTGCATCGGGGAGCCTAAACTATAGGAGCAAAAATGGCAAAAGCGAAATACACCTACGACGAAAAGCGGCAGGAATGGTCCACGAAAATTTGGGATGGCACCTACAACGCTGACGGATCCAAACATCGAAAAAAGATTTACAGCAAAAAATCGTCCCGTGATCTTGAAGAAAAGGTCGCCGACTTCAAGCGGCAGGTCGCCGAGCGTGGTACAATGCACTACACGAACATGACCTTCGGCGAGTACGCCGAGCATTGGCTCACCTCCACCAAAAAAGGAATCCGCGAAAAGAACACGGTCGCCATGTACCAAAACGTGATCCGCGTCCACCTGCAGAGGATCTCTTTCCTGCCCGTCGACAGAATCCAGCACTCCCACTTCCTCGAGGTGATCAACGCGGCATCGGACCGGCCACGAACCTGCGAACAGATCTTCGTGACATTCCGACAGATAATGCGCATGGCCGTGCAGGATCGCCTGGTGTCACAGAATGACTACGAAATGATTTGTTCGAACATTTCCCTACCAAAAAAACAAAAGCGCGAGAAAAGGCCTTTAACGCTGTCAGAGAAGTATGCCATTAAAAATGCCGCCTTTACCGACCGCGAAAAATTCTTCGTCCACGTCCTCTACTCCTGCGGCCTGCGCCGTGAAGAAATCCTCGCGCTGACGCCCGCCGACTTCGACCTGGACCAAAAGACCGTCTCCGTCAACAAGGTGGTCATATTTGACGGAAATGCGCCGGAGATCAAAAGCACGCCAAAAACCGACCGCGGCCTGCGCAAGGTTCCCTTTCCCGCAATGGATGAATACCGCGACCTGCTTCTGCGATCTAAACAATACGTCTTCGGCAGGGATGACGGCGGCCTGCTGACGCTCTCGGGATACAACGCCATGTTCGGCAGGATCCTGCTCAAAATCAACTCTGCAGCAGGCGGCAAAAACGCCTACAACCCGCGAAAAAAGAAATCGGAAATCATCGAAAACAGGGTGCCTGGACTCACGGCGCACATTTTCCGACACAACTTCTGCACGGAGCTGTGCTACCAAATCCCGAAAATCTCCATCAAGAAAATCGCCCAACTTATGGGTGACACGGAAAAAGTGGTCCTGGACGTCTACAACCACATCGTCGATGAAAAAGAAGATCCGACCGCCATCATCGCGGAGAATTTCTCAATCTAGGTGTGGACATTTTGTGGACATTATGGTCAAAATGGACCCCAAAAAGGGCCGTGTGGACCCGATGTGGACATCTACTTTCACCCAAAATCGACCACAATCGACTACAAACAAAAAACCTCGGAGCGCCCATTTTTCAAGGCTTCCGAGGTTATTTATATGCGTGAGGCATGGGGGATTCGAACCCCCGACAACTTGATTAAAAGTCATGGTCAGCGTGCCGTAAAATAAGGCTCCGCGCCATTTTCTGTGGACATTTTGTGGACATGATCATTTTGAAAGAAGAAAAGCGGCAGAAATCTCCGCCGCCTTTCCCTAGATCTTTCGCATTACGCCATCATACAACCTTGGATTGATCACCGCCAAAGTGGTCATCAGCTCATCCATCAAGGACCACAGCTCCCGAGGATCCCTGCCGGAAATCGCAACCAAAAACTCCGTGTCCCCGTACCTGGGTATGGTCTCGGCCCGCGGAGCCTCGCCCGAGTATCCACGCGGGAAATCATCCTCCGCAGGATACAGGTGGTCAAGGACCGTGTAAATCGCCGCCAATTTTTCACAGTTTTGGATCGTGTGCCGTCCATCCGTCAGCTCGTTGATGGCGTCCTCAAGTTCCGCCCGTGTGAACATAGGGATCACCCCCTAGTCACGCTCTGCCTGCTTCATCCAATCACGGACCATTTTCTTGGTGCGATCATCCTGCGCGGTCATTTCGATTTCCCGCAGGCGCTCCATTACATCGGCCCTGGCATCGTCGCGACTATAGCCACCGCCTGACCTGCCGTAATACATTCTGCCGTCACTCGAATACCGGCCCATGCTGTCCCTGCGGGCATTGCGACCGCGGCCCCTGGCGCCGGAGTAATCTCCCGAATAGCCGTCATCATACTCCTCCATCGCCAAAGTGGTCTTGATGGATTTTAATGCGTGCGTCAGTTTGTCGACATAATCGAGATCACCCGCGGTCATTTTACCGCCGCCCTTTTCGAGCTTTTTGGTAGACTCGGAAATTTCGTCGGTGATCATTTCGCAAAGATCATGCAGATCCTCAATCCATTTTTCCATGCGCATCTCCTTTCTACGCCGTCGCAGGCGTTACAGGATTAGCCACGGTGTACGCGGGAATCGGGTACGGAGCCACGCGATTCACGATGTACTGAGTCTGAGCCGTGTTGTCAGCGATCAATGCAGCGGTCTGCGTAGCCTGGCTTGCCGCAAGGTTCTGCACAAGGATTTGATTCTGCAGGGCCGCGTTGCGATCTTTCAAAGCGTCTATCTCCTGCTGACACATCTTGTCGAGGATCTCCTGCGTCTGATTTTGGATGGCAAGCCTCGTTGCCGCGCCCTCGCTCTGAACCATGTTCTGCGTCTGACAGGTCGCCAATCTGTTGTCGCAACAGCACTGTGCAAGCTGGGCCTGCAGGGCCGTCAGCGCCTGCGTGTTTGCCGTCTGAGATGCAAAGCTTCTCTCAAGCCCCGCCATCTGCGCATTGGTGATCGCGGAATTCACGCCTGCGAAACCTCCGCAAAGCGCGGTCTGCACATCGCCGAAACCGCTCGTGATGCCATTCTGAATGCCCTGGACCGTGGAATTGATCATTTGATCGCGGAACCCGCTGTTGATGTTCTGCGAATTGTTCATCCAAGGATAGAGTCCATCGGCACCAAAGCCACCGCCGAAACCGCCAAAGCCGCCGCCTGCAAATAAGAGCAGGAGCAGGATCCACCATCCGTCGCCGCCAAAATTACCGAACCCGCCATTGCCACCGCCATAAGCAGGCGCCACCGGCATAAAGAAACCATTGCCGTTTTCATCTGATAAAGCCATAACATTGTCCTCCTTTAGTTTTTTAAGGTTAGGAACCATTCACCCAAAGAATGGTCCGTCTATATCAAGCCTATGCGCAATCGGCTCAATACCATTTATCGCCCGCCAAACATCCTCCGCATCTGCTGTGCTTGGGTGATCTGTTGCTGCGACACCTGCCCCGTCTGCACCAAATGCTCGATGATGGCATTGGGATCGTTGCAATTGACGCCCTGCGGGATATTAAACCGCCTGGACAGCATCTGCATCGGATTTTGCTGAAACATTTGAATGAGGTTAAAAATATTATTCATTACCGCTCCTCCTTACGATAGAAATACAATGGAGCCTTGTCTCCCGAATAATACGAATCGTAGAAATTCCCATCGACCGCAGCGACGGCGTGTGTGCCCGTTCCCAAGATGAATGCGCCGGTCGGGTGATCTTGGCAGAAATCCTCGACCGTGTAACAATTAGGACAGGTATTCGGCACGATTTCACGCACAAAGCCCTTGTCGCGCAGATATGCGTCCCACACCTCGTTATTATTCCCCCAATCATATAATTGCAGGCCCTTGATGCAAAGCCCCATGTAGACCTTTTCCCAAGGCAGGTCCAGGACCCTGCAGATGGCCCGAATCACGCAATCGTCCGTGCGCTTTATGGGATTTGGATTGAAATAAACGAACATCTGCTGCACCTCCATGATCCAATTTTAAAATAAGAAAAACCCCGCGACAATGAAATCGCGGGGAAACATTCGTGCATTTTTTATTCAGTTTTAATTCCGAAATCCTCACGCACGGCTCGCTCCAGGAGATCTAAGATGTACTGCGGAGCCTGCCGAGCGCCCGCCTCCCAATTCTCCATCGTGCGGAGCGGGATCCCATACTTCTCACAAAAGCGTACCCGCGGGAGATCTGTCAGCTCCCTAATCTCTTTCGCCGTCATGCCTGCGCCCTCCTCTGCCAATAATCAACCGCTTCGGTCATGTCCTCGAAAATGACCTCCACTTCACCCTTTGTCAGATGTCCCTCGTTGGCCATGCCCTGCAAATACTCTAACAAATCCCGCCGTCTCGCGTCAAGGTTCTTGTCGGATTTTGCATAAATGCCATGAGCCGTGTTCCAAATTTTCCTAAACGTCATATTCCCTTATCCTCCTTCAAGTACTTCAGATAAAGCAGAAAAAAATCATCAATCGCTCCGTCATATGGCTTCACTCTAGTCTTCTCGATAAAGTCGCCTATGCTCTTAAAAGCAATCACCCTCGCCTCCTCGATCTCGGCGTCCGAGAAAATATCCCCGAACTCTGCAACGGATTTTTCCTTGAAGATCTTATCAATCATCGTCAGCATACAAACCTCCTGCGGTGGATATACCGCCACCGCTCGGTCGTCACATTTACATTCCTACAACCTGCCGCAGGGCCTGCATCTCATCAACGCCCTGGTCCAACAGCTCCCTGTAATCAATTTTCATCTTCTCGGTCTTGATCAGCTCATCAATGGACCTGTACCCGCCGTATACGGTCTGCGTCAGAACGCCGTTCGCGTCGATCAACTTCTTATTGATTGCCATGTACCACTCGCCCTGCTGCACGATGACAAATTTGTTACCCTTATACTCGAAATGCTGAATGATCGTCTTAGTCATATCCTTATCCTCCTGCGGGAGTTTAACCGCTCCCGCTCGGTCGACTGATTTACTTTCTAATGGTTACCTTGATCGGCTCGTGATCTTCGTTGAAATCCACCGTAGCGAACTCGCCCGTCAAATCACTTTGGAAAACCTTGCGCTTATCGCTGATGAAAATCAACATCCATGTCTGCTCCAAAAGCCTGTACATCGCCTCTGTCATTCCCGCGTCCTCCTTAATATTTGTAGATGCCTACAACCATTTCGTAGCCGAGATCCTTGGCTTCCTTATAATCGCAGGTAACAAGGAAAGAATTTCTTTTTTTCATAACCAAGAGCCTTTCGCCCTTTTCCATATCCTCGACCATAACCTCTGCGAACTCCCTGGCCTCTTCGAAATTTTTGAACTTTGTCATGTGTGGCACCTCCTTTATTTGATGATTTAATGTTACCACTCATTGAGTGGTATTGCAAGTCATTTCTGCTCAATTTTTTAAGTTTTTTCCCAATAAAATAAGGGATCTCCATCCCCCTGGGCGCACGGCCCGCTCCGCGCAGGAAACATGATCCGTGCAACAAACAACTTTTTCCCGCGATCTTTTTTCGCGACAGGAACACGCCTTGCAGCGTGATCGTTTGCACGCGGCCCCGCAGGACTCACACAAGCAAACAAGGCACCCCAAGCTACATTCTCCCATGATCTAAAACACCTCCGTCAAACGAATCGAAACAGGACCGCCTGCGCCCGATAGACAATGGTCTTAATTTGACGGACCGACATGTCGAACTCCTCCGCCAACGCGTCATAGCAGATCCCGTCCACCAAACGCCGATGCAGGATCCGCCGGTCGCGATCTGAATGAATATGCTCGCCAATTAGGCTGTCCATGCGGCTGTTAGTGTACTCCATAAAACATCACCCCTGGCTCAAGGGTACCACACCCGCGCCTGGATGTCGCGTTCCATCGGTGAACCGGCCGTTCCATTTTTGGCACGAAAAAAACCACGGAGTGTTTCATCCGTGGTTCGGGTGATCATTTTCGAGTGATCATTTTGCGCCGATCATTTGACGCGGATCTTTTGACCGACATAGATTTTATTAGGATTAGTGATCGCTGGATTCAAACGAACCAAAGCCTGGACATTCGTGCCAAAGCGCTTGGCGATCTTGGACAGGGTGTCGCCACGGACCACGGTGTAATACTCCGCAGGCCCCGCGGGATCCTCGACGCCAGGCTTCTGAGGTTTCGCGACAGGAGCATACTCCACCCACGGCAGATGACCACACTTCGTCCACCGGCGCCAATTCCCCTGCTTATAGCCGAGGTTCCCAAGCCATGTGAACTGACAGCCATCGTTGAATGACGGCGTGCTTTCCACGACCTGCCCATCGCCGACATAAATCCCGACATGACCGCTCATCCAAACAAGCATCCCTGGCTCGATCTTCGAGAAATCGGTGGTGGCATCCTTGCAGGCCTTGATCATGCCATCCGCGCCGACATCCGGCACGCCATTCGACTTGTAGACCGCCCCACCGTATTGCTTGTCAACGCGGGAATTCCAATCCCAAAGTACGCCCTTGATGATCCCGCAACAATCCGACCCAAAAACATCGGGAGCGCAGGCCATAATCTTCGCCGTCCGCGCAGGGCGCTTATTGTACTCGTTGTTTTGCGTGTAGCGCTTCTTATTGGAATCGTTCATCGGAGCGCCAAAGCATCCCTTAATATAGATGGATTTGACGCTCGCTGCGAGCCGCATCTGCTGAATGAATTTATCAACCTTCATCATTGGCATTTTTCCCCTTTAATTGTTTGAAAATTTGGTTCGCACCCGTAGCCGCCAATCCCGACACGATCCCGACAGCAATTGCGGTGATGATATCCGTGGCGGGGAAATCTGGCATTCCAACAAGAAAAGCCACCGCGCCGAGGATCGCGCCAAAGATCCCTACAATGCATGGAATAAATTTGCTATCCAATGGAGAAACCTTGACAATCTCGCCAATCAAATAACAGATGACCGTAATCGCCGCAACACTTGCAATTCCAAAACTCATAGATTTTTCCTCCTTTATTTGTCGATTAAATAGTCCTGCAGATCCTTGCTCGCCCTGCGCAGGTCCTCAACATTATTGCCGTCGATGGCGTGCTTGAGCAACGCAAGCATGGCCTTCTGCATGACCTTGTTTCCCTCTTCGATGGACTCGATGCGCCGGAGATCTTTTGAGAAGTGATCGTCATACTCCGAAAAGCGCTTGCCGATCAACTCCTCCAAAATCTTCACCCTGGACTCAAGCCCCGACATTGGTGCCTTGGCCTGTTTGATCCTGGCGTCGATCTTATCCCACAAATTGAACACGGACAAAATAAACGCCACGACTACGGCAATTGTGCTAAAATCATCCATTTAATTATTCCCCCCTTTGCCACATTAATCCGCCATCGCGTTGATCGTCTGCTGCATCGTTGCGTTGAATCCATGCTCCGTGAAAATGATATCAACATCCTCCGTCAGCGCCTGCAATTGCGTGTTGTTGTTGATGCTCGACACGCCCATGATCGCGCCGGTCGCACGACACGCCGCAATCTGCTCGCTTGTCCAGGAACCATAGCCATAAGCAAAAACGCAATGAACTTGATGCGTTTGGTTGCCGTACCCAAGTAAAGCGATTAAGTTATTTTTGAGCGTATCCGAATAATCATCTGCGCCCAAACGAACTGACGCGTACGGATCGTGATCGATGATCGTCTTTAGATTTGCGACGCTTGCCTTGTAGTTGAATATTTTGACACGCTTCGAATCAATAATCGCAAGGCAATCATTGACCTGCTGCGTTGTGCCGACCTTAAAATCAAGCGTTGGATATAATTGCAAATCGTTGCACAGGTCAAGGAACTCCGACAAAGTAAGTCCGTAGGTCCCCGCGAACGCCGGAGAGAATGCCGCGCCAATGTCGTATTCCATGAACTGCTCGTATGTCTCGTTTGCTATTGTATGAGTGACGCCGTTCACGGTATATGTCGCATCGTGGAACAGGATCGGCACATTGTCAGAGGTGAACCGAACATCCCCCTCTGCGATCAAAAGCCCCATCTCCTTTGCCTTGACATAAGATGGTTTCGTCGCGGCAGGAGTGGAATTGGGAACGCCGCGATGCGCGATCGTATGCGAATGAGTATCAAGATTCTTCGGTCTTAATTTCTCCGTGTCAATTACACCAAGAACTGCGTCGAATTTTGATTTCCAATCGCGCCATGCTCCATCAGCAT